GATGTTTTCTCATAGCACTAAGTGTTTCAGGGTCAATTCCTGCTATTGTTACTGCAAGAGCTTCCACAAATTTTTGACCTATAACCCCCTCATTAAATTCTCGTGTTATACCTTTGCTCATGTCGTTTAATGCAGTTGCAACAGTAGACTGAGAAAAGGAAAATTGTAAAAAATAAGCACCATTTTTGCCAGGTTTTAGTTTAAAGCTTCCTCCCTTTCCTCTACTTCCTCTACCTCCAAGAGCATATTTTTTCATATCTGCATAGGTGAATTGAATTGATCTTACGATTGTTCTATTACCAATTGTAATGGGAATTATAATATCGCTTGCTTTACTAGTTAAAGAAGCCTTATAAGCTTGTGCTGATGGATCGTTTAATTCAAGAGCCTTTACAATGTCAGCTTGATTTGCTCCTTTTTTGTAGGCGCTATCCAAGGCTCTATAGAATGGACTTACATCTATTTCTTCTTTTTCATACTCTCCAATATCTTGATCAAAACCTGTTATTACTTGTTGACGACCTGATCGAATGGTGACACCTTTACCTCCTCCAAGACTAATGGGACTTACTGTATCTCTTGTTAGTCCTGTAAAACCCGCACCTTCATCAAACCCTAGTGCTTCAGCTTTAATATTCTTAATCTCAGTCTCTTTAAATTTCCCAGCGATTTGATCTTGGATCTTAAAGTCTGCTTGGAAACCCCCACCGCCACTCTCAATCTTACGTGCGCCAAATAGTTTTATAAGAGGCTCTTCTAAAGCACTAGTACTAAGTTTAGACCCTAGCCTAGCTAACTCTGCTCTAATATCCTTGGGTATCTTATTTGATCCTGAAAGGCCTTGTACTTGTCTGTAAATTCTAGTTGCCTGGTTAAAAGGTAGGATACCTTTTCTCGCATGTGCTACACGACCATTAATAATGAGTGTTGATTGAGTCTGAATCTTTGTTAAAAAACCAGATATACTCGGTACAGCCATTATTGAATCACTCTATATAAATCTAATATACGACGAATATGTGGTGGGAAATTACTAGATAGTGAATAGTTCTCTCCTCTTTCACCTTCAAAAGAAAATCCTTTTTTCTCTTGATCTTGTTTATAAACTATTTTAATCATATCAAGAGTTGCCATTTGAAGATCTTGAGGGATATCGCTGGACTCATACCCTGCGCGATAATCTACTTTGACACCAGAAGGAAATGGCTGGAAAGAGGGCGGTCCTGATAAAGTAAGAGCAGGATAAGAGTTTCGAATAGTTGGATAAACACCTCTTACTCCTACTGCACCTACGTCACGAGTTACTTCTCCCATGTCACGGCTAAAGTTATACTCGTTAGTTTCTGCATGAACATCTTTAGTTACGGTATCTCCGTTCTTACCATCAAAGTGTACCAACATAACAGTATCATCATCTGGTCTAAATCTATTTGTAGGAGGCGTAAAATTAGCTGTGTATCTTGCCTTATCAGATACACGAAGCTCGTCAATATATCCTTTGAATGTCGTACCTATTTCAACATTAGATGTAAAAGTATGATTTGATACTGCGTAAACGTTTGAAGCGTCAGAGATTACATTACCATTGTAGAATAAATGTAACTTTTCATCATCTAACTTGCGGGAAACAGCAACATGCGCCCATCTGCGTTTAGCAAATTGTTGTGATTCTATTAAAACGTTAGGAGCTGTCACAACATTTGCAGCTCCAGAAATATTTGATTCAAATGCTAAACAATTTGCATTTGATAATCGTAACTGCATATAATTTGAGGAGTCTGTGTTAATTGAAAATATCACGTTATCTTGTATAGTCTCTTCATCAACTCGAATAAACATCTCAATGGTAAAATCACCCTCTTCAAATTTTAATTGTTCAGGTACTGTAGCGGAAGAGACAAAGTCATCAATATTAAGCTCCAATGAGGATTTACCAAACTTCTTAATTCTAGAATTAATATGTGCGTCATTTTTAAATGAAAGGGGTAGATCGTTTGTGCTAGTAGTTACAGGTGTGCCAATAGTAGTTGGATCTGCTAGTACTACATGATCAACTCCATTAAACTCGGTAACTTGATAAACATTATTAAGAGGTATACGTGACAACATAACAGATGTTTTGCCGCCATCAAAAACTTCTACATAATCATTAGCTAAGATAGCATGACCAATATAGTGTTCAACTACGCCTGTAGCATAGCTGATGATATTAGATAATCTAGCATCTTGAGTACTAGACGAAATACTGAGATAATCCTTAACTTGGGCTAAATTAACATAAGGGTATTTCCCTAGTCCTTCTTCAAAACGATCTACCATTTTTTATTTCCTTACATGCCTGGTTTAGGAGCTGTCTTAACAGCTACTTTAACAGGTTTTGCTTCAGCTTTTTTAACTGGCTTAGGTGCTGGTGCTGCAACAACAGGTGCAGGTGGGGGTACATCATCAGCTGTAGGGTCATCACCTGCAACGATCATTTCAATATCTCCAACACCATAACCATGTTTCTGTAACCAACGACGCGCTTCTGCGTCTGACATTCCTTTAATTTCTTCCATTCTTTTCTCCTTAAAGACTTAAGGGAGGCGTTGACCGCCTCCCCCAGTGTAGTTCAGTGATTTATAACTAATTAGCTATTAACCAGCGTCAATCACACAAGCGTATGCATACTTAGTTGAATCAAGTGCTGCAGAGCTATTAGTTGTGAGGGCTTTAAAGTCAAAACGTGTACTCATGTACATTGCTGTGACCTGCTGGCGTGGCTCATACTCGCTCTCAATCTCAATACCACGACGTTCTGCAATCATGAAGCCCGGCTTGTAGACGAGTGCGCCAAGATGACGACCTGTTCCACCAACGTTATCCATGAACTCAGAGATAGCAATTGGAATACCGTAAACGGCGCCAACTGAACCTGTGAGGTAAGTTGCATTTGGACCAAACTTGTCAACAGTCTGGAAATCAGAAGTTGTTACAAGATTGTTATAGCCTTCGATTGAGGTAATAAACACGAGGTCGTTACCAAGCTGTAAGCCATATTTACCAAGCACTGTACGAGCACCTGCGATATCTGTTGGATCAGCCTTATCGTTTGCTCCACCTGTTGCAACAGAGAGTGATGCGTCAGATGCGAGGTTTGTGATACCTTCGATAACAGATGCGTAACCTGTACCTGCTGTAATAGCGTTAGTTGGAGAAGCTGTAAAGCCTGTCAACGCGCCTGTACCACGTAGGATTGACTTATCGATGGCACGTGCCAAACGACGAGTTGCTGCAGCGCGCAAGAAGTCGAGGAGTGGAAGAACTGTATCTTCTTCTTCGTCTTTTGCGAGATGAGTTGAGGCCATAAATTTATGTGGTGTAAACTCAACTGCGCTGATGGTGTTCTGGTTTGATGCAGGAACACGAGTTGCCTCTGCAATACCAGTTGCGAATGTGCCAGAAGCAAACATTGCAACATCACCGTCAGTATCTTCGTCAGCTACTGGTACGCGGAAAGTCTTAGCATCCACTGCCATACGCTGGAACATAGGTGCAACTACAAGCTGCTGTTCCATCTCGGTATAGATGTTCTGTGAGAAGTTGCTCAAGAACTGGTCTACAGATGTGACTGCTTTAACTTTTTGACCTAGTTTTGTATCAAATGGGTCACGACGATTCAGCAACTTTGAAAGAATAACAGCGTTAGCCATTTCTTTTTCAGAGAACTGAGCTGCATTGCGTGACTGCTCTTGGAATTGCATCTTTGAGCGTTGAAGAGATGCGACCTCTTCCTTATATTTTTCCATCTGAGCTTTTAGTTCTGCGACTTGCTCAGATTCGCGAGGTACGTAAGCAATTTCTGCTTCGCCCTTCACGAGAGTTTGTTGGTCTTGTGCGTCTGACTCTTTTACGATAGCTTCACCGGTAGCTTTAACCAGCTCTGCAACTTGAGGCTCAGACACTTCAGCACGTGGTGCTTCTTTTTGTGTCTCGATTGCTACTTCTTTTTTAGCAGCTTCGAGATCAATTGTATCTACGACTTGATCAGCCATGTTGTCTTTCTCCTTTGTAGAAATGTTGTGAAGCTCTTCAGTCAGACTTTCGTTAGAATCTTCTTCTTCACTTGTTTGAGTTTTCTCGACTTGTGAAAGTTCATCTGCGTTCACATTAAGAACATTATCACAGTCATTTCCGTCAGCGTCAATCTGTAAAAACTTAAAGATTGGGCTTTGCTCAGTTGCGATAGTAGCAACCTTATACATTTTATTATGGAAATTTACTAAATCTCCATTTTGAAGTTTGCTTGCGTCTGTAGAAAGCAAGTTAACAAACGGGATAGACTCATTAGGATCACGTGCTACAAACACTTCCTCTTCATCATCCTTTTCCATTTCGTCTTCAATAGCTTCCTCGGCTTCAGCTTTGACTTCAACATCATCAGTTTCAGTTTTTTCTTCAACTGCTTCGTCATCGTCTTTTGTTTCAATGACTTCTTCAGTCTCTGTTTTCACTTCAACCTCCATTTCGGCTACTTCTTCGATGACTTCTTCAGTCTTCTCTTCAGTAGCTTCCTCAGATTTTGAGTTACTCATTGCTTCCTCCTCGGTTGGAGACATTGGACGCTCGTTTACAACCTCGCCCTCCTCCATATTATGAATTGGAACACCTAACATTGTAATATCATGTGTGTGGCCTTCGGCCTCAAGCATAACACCTCCAATGATTTTGTGAGCATGGTTAGCCATATGCGATGCGTATGTGGTTACACCATTGCCAGCATCATCCATTTCTACGGTATGATAATGACCTTCGCTCACGTCAGTAATTCCAGCTTTAATTTTACGCATCATCTTGATTTCATTTTCGTCAGCCTCTTTAAGAGACTTTTTAAACTCATTAAATTCATCATCTGAATCGAATGATTTACGAATTGAGAATAGTGAATCTTGGTTACAAGGGACAGAGACAACAGAAATTTCTAGAAGTTCAACATCAGTAATCATCATTGAATCATCTTCTCTGTTATATTTGCCATCCTTAACACGAAAACCTACACTAAAACTTTTTAAAGCACCGTCTCGGATCAGGGTTTGTACACCATGAGTCTTCTCAGCTGCTTCGCTAACTGCACCTTCGACAAAGATACCTTTTTTATCGACTGTAATTTTATCAATACGACCGATAGGACAATCATGTTTATGTTGGAATAACATAACAGGATTTTTTCTAAAGTTCTCAACACCTTTTGCCCAGGCTTCAGCAGTAACAATATCTCCAGCACGATCTTTTGCTGTTGTATTTGCATAACCTGCAATCTTGAGAGCTTTAGTTCCTTTTTTTACGCTCTTTGTTTCGAAAGCACTATTTAGATAAAATGTCTTATTCATCAGTTACTTCCTCGTTTTCTGATTCCCCTTCAGGGGGTCTTCCACCTTGAGTAGCATCAGTTGCGCTACCTGTGATGTTTTGTGGTACTCTTATACTATCATTTCCTTCCAATTTTGGAAATCTTAATCCTTCACGAGCTTCATTTGGGGTTATAATTCCAGTGTTTACCAGAGTAGAGTAATAAACTGCCTGTGTTCTGTTATCTGGTTGTAAAGCTGGAACGGATAGTCTATCGGGTCGTATAGTAACACCACCAGTAAAGAAGTGCTCAAAAGCTGAAC